ACTTAGCAAGAATAACGATATTAGGTGGAGAGGTACTGATATTGATGTAATATTAGAACAAGCAGAACAAATTTTAGAAAAACAAATGATTAGTATAATTGATGAAGTATCACCAAATTGGTACAAGTGTTACACTCAAGAAGATAAAAAAGCACACTTATCAAAAATATCAGAATCACTTAAACACCAAGAATTCAAAAACGATTGTATTAAATGTGATTATTGTAGTAAAGTAGTTAAAAATTTTATGGCTATTGATGTTTGGATGATAACAGACGATAATAAAAATGTGTGTTACGAATGTCAAATAAAAAACAATATTGGGTATGGAGAAAAAAAATAATTTAAATAAAATGGGAAATACAATAGAAAATAAAATGATGAAACTTCAGTTTAAGTATTTAGATTACTTATTTGAAGGAATGTATGAGGTTAAGTCAGATGAAGATGATGTTAGAATTTGGAGAAAAAACGAACAACCTGTATTAAAATTAGAATTGCAAATAGGATTTATTCGCAAATTGTGGGTTTTAAACACATATTGGGATGATATTAGTGATATGTTATCATTAGATAATCGTGAAACTAAACAACTAATGAGAGAATGGGCTGAAAAACGTATAGAATTAAAAGGAAAAGTTTACCCCCAACCACGAATATTAAGTTTTCTTAGTCAATAAGAATTAGCCCCTCACTAAAAGAGGGGTTTTTTATTTGACTTAACACTCATTTACAACTATACTTAATTAGAAACAATATTTTATCACCACACAAATGATTAAGTGAAGACACTTTTAATTGATGGAAATAACCTGTATATGATAGGTTATAATGGAGTTAGGGACTTATTCTCAGGAAACGAACATATCGGAGGTATATACCATTTCATTAATACAATACGGAAGTTCTTAGAAGAACAGAATTACGACAAGGTAATCGTTTGTTGGGATAGTGAGTCCAACACATCGGTTAGAAAAGAGTTGTATCCAAACTACAAGGCACAAAGAAGAAATGAGATGAGTGAGGAGCAATATGAATCTTATCTCCACCAAAGACAAAGGGTTAAACAATACTTGGAAGAAGTATTTGTTAGACAAATCGAATCCCCAAATAATGAGGCTGATGATTTAATTGGACAATATTGTAAGATTGCATTAGATGAGAATATAACCATCTTCTCGGCGGATAAGGACTTAACCCAGCTCATATCAGAAAGAGTCCAAATTTACTCTCCTATTAAGAAAGAATACTATAAATTCGGTGATATGATATCACTTAACAAAGTTGATATCCCCCATCAAAATGTATTACTAACAAAAGTATTTGTTGGTGATAAGTCAGATAATATTTCAGGTATTGATGGTCTTGGTGAAAAGACATTGGTTAAGTTATTCCCTATGTTACAAGAGAAATCTTGTACTATCACCGAAATCTTGGATAATGCACGACTTATCGGGCAAGAAAAGAAAGTTCCAAAAATTATCAATAAAATTTTGACTGGTGAATCAAAAAATGGTATACTTGGTGAAGAGTTTTACAATACAAATCTAAAAATAATTGATTTAGGAAATCCACTAATTACAGATGAGGCGAAAGAATTGGTAGAAGAAGTTTATAAAGAAAGAATTGACCCCACGGATAGGGGATATAAAAATCTAATGAAGATGATGATGGCTGACGGATTATTCAAGTATTTGCCGAAAGACGACAATGCTTGGATTAACTTCCTAAAACCATTTCTAAAATTAACAAGAAAGGAAAAGAAAAAATAACCAAAAAACAAAATAAAGTATGAAAGAGATGGACATTACGAAGATGGAATTTTTGTTGACACTTAACGATATTATTATCGTCCAAAGATTCTATAATGTGAGAAACTACAACCCAAGTGTGAGGAATTCTTTTGAGATTTACGACTTGATGTTTCAGATTAAAAACGAGTTACAAAACGACTTGAAGTGGAAGACAATTGTGTATATGATTGACAACAAATCGTTGATTGAGCAAGACCCAAAAGTCATGAATACTTCTATGACTAATGAACCTGAATTTTTTAACATGTATATTAAAGTTGGGGATGAGACAATTTGTCATAGACAATTTGATGCTAAAATGTATCCGCCAAAGATAAGATATACTGTGGATGTACGCCCTTACTTGAAAAGTATTCTTAAGGATTTGACTGACATTTTTTCAGAACAAAATTTAACTTATGAATATCTCGGACTTCCGCTAGAGGCTTAATATTTATTTTAACACAAACACATTTTAGCATGAATTCTGACAAAAATTTTAATTATTTAGGTAATACATTTCAACTACAACTTCTTAACCAAATCATTTTAGACAAGGAATTTTCTCGTTCAATAATTGATGTTACTGAGTTGAACTACTTTGAGAACAAATACTTTAAGATTATCATTCAGATGATTAAAGAGTATTATGTAAAGTATGAATCAACACCATCGTTTGACACTTTGGAACAAATTGCTAAGTCAGAAATTTCACAAGAACTTGCGGCAAAGATTGTCTTAGATACAATTAAGCAAGTGAAAGATGCACCATTTGAAGGTGTGACATTTGTTCAGGAAAAAGCATTGAAATTCTGTAAACAACAAGAATTACAGAAGGTGATGACAAAGGCTCAAAGAATTATTGATGGAGGAGAGTTTGAGAATTATGACACGTTAGAGGAAATGGTTAGAGAAGCCTTACAAGTAGGTGAGGTTGATAAAGGAACTGAGGATGTGTTCCACAACCTTGAGGATGTATTAAACGACGATTTTAGACATCCAATTCCGATGGGGGTACCTTCTATAGACAAACTACTTAAAGGTGGTTTGGCGAAGGGAGAGATAGGTGTGATACTAGCCCCAACGGGAGTAGGTAAATCAACATTACTTACAAAAATGGCAAATCACGCATATAATCTTGGGTATAATGTTCTTCAGATATTTTTTGAGGATAACCCAAAGATTATACAAAGAAAACATTTCACATTGTGGACGGGAATATCACCTGATGAATTGGCAAATCAAAAAGAAATGGTGATGAAAAAGGTTATTGAAATTAAGGAGACACTACCAAATAGATTAATCCTTAAAAAATTACCTTCCGACACAATGACGATGTTACAGATTAAAAACCAAATTAGAAAGATGATTGCTGAGGGTAATAAAATTGATATGGTACTTTTGGATTATATTGATTGTGTTGTCCCCGACAAAAATCTTGGTGATGAGTGGAAAAGTGAAGGTTCAGTTATGAGAGGGTTTGAGGCCATGTGTCATGAACTTAATTTAGTTGGTTGGACTGCTACACAGGGTAACAGAAGTTCAATATCTTCTGAGGTCGTTACCACCGACCAAATGGGTGGCTCCATTAAAAAAGCCCAAGTTGGACACGTTATTATTTCAGTCGCTAAAACTCTACAGCAAAAAGAAATGAAATTGGCGACAATCGCTATCACAAAATCTCGTATTGGTCCCGATGGAATCATCTTTGAGAACTGTAAATTTGATAACGAATTATTGGTTATTGACACCGAAAGTTCCGTAACGTTCTTAGGTTTTGAAGAAAACAAAGAAGTACAACAAAAGAACAGAGTTAAAGAGTTATTGGAGAAGAGAAAAGAAAGAGAATCACAAAACAAATAAACTAAAAAAGAAAAATGAATAAAATGGACGCATCTCAGAAGATATTGTCTGACATTACGGTGTATATGAAATACGCCAAATTTTTACCCGAACTTGATAGAAGAGAAACGTGGGAAGAATTAGTAACCAGAAACATGAATATGCACATTAAAAAATACCCCAAACTTGGAAGTGAGATTGTTGAGGTATACAAATATGTGTATGATAAAAAAGTATTACCCTCAATGAGGTCAATGCAATTCGGTGGAAAACCAATTGAAATTTCTCCAAACAGAATTTACAATTGTGCTTACCTACCTATTGACCATTTGGACTCATTTGCTGAAGCAATGTTTCTACTTTTGGGTGGAACAGGTGTTGGGTATTCAGTACAAAAACATCATGTTGAAAAATTACCTGAAATTAGAAAACCAAACTCAAACAGAAAAAGAAGATTCTTAATTGGAGATTCTATTGAAGGATGGGCTGATGCAATCAAAGTATTGTTCAAATCTTATTTTGGAGAACAGTTATCAACTCCTGATTTTGATTATTCGGATATCCGACCAAAAGGTGCAAGATTAATTACCTCAGGAGGAAAGGCACCGGGTCCTCAACCTCTTAAAGATTGTATCCACAAAATACAAGGAATATTGGATACTAAAAATGATGGAGAAAAGTTATCAACAATAGAGGTACATGATATGATTTGTCATATCGCTGACGCAGTACTGAGCGGAGGAATCCGGAGAGCGGCTCTCATATCCCTATTCAGTGCTGATGACCATGAAATGATTTCATGTAAGTCAGGCTCATGGTGGGAGAACAACCCACAAAGAGGTAGAGCGAATAACTCAGCAGCACTTGTAAGACATAAAATTACCAAAGAGTTCTTCATGGACTTATGGAAAAGAGTTGAGGCCTCAGGAGCAGGAGAACCAGGAATCTATTTTACAAATGATAAAGATTGGGGAACTAATCCTTGTTGTGAAATAGCACTTCGTCCAAATCAATTCTGTAATTTGTGTGAGGTAAATGTATCTGACATTGAATCACAAGAAGATTTGAATAGTAGAGTTAAAGCAGCGGCGTTCATCGGAACATTACAAGCTGGTTATACTGACTTCCATTATCTTCGTGATGTTTGGAGAAGAACAACAGAAAAGGACGCTCTTATTGGTGTATCTATGACAGGTATTGGTTCAGGTGTGGTACTTGGATATAATATGAAAGAAGCTGCAGAGATTGTTAAAGAAGAAAACTCAAGAGTTGCAGAACTTATTAGGATTAACAAATCGGCAAGAACTACAACTGTCAAACCCGCTGGTACTACATCATTAACATTGGGAACATCAAGCGGTATTCACGCTTGGCACAACGATTATTACATTAGAAGAATTCGTGTTGGTAAAAATGAGGCGATATATAATTATTTATTTCAAAACCATCCTGAATTAATTGAGGACGAATTTTTTAGACCTCACGATACTGCGGTTATTTCTGTACCACAAAAGGCTCCAGAAGGGTCCATCTTAAGAACCGAAAGTCCATTCCAACTTCTTGAAAGAATTAAAAAAATAACTCAAGAATGGGTTAGACCGGGACACAGGAATGGTTCAAATACTCACAACGTATCTGCAACAGTAAGTTTGAAACCCGAAGATTGGGAACTAGTGGGTGAGTGGATGTGGGAAAACAAATCATACTACAATGGCTTATCAGTATTACCCTTTGATAATGGGTCTTATATCCAAGCCCCCTTTACTGATTGCACTAAAGAAGAATTTGAAAGATTGTATTCTAAATTACATTCAATTGATTTAAGTAAAGTTGTTGAATTAAGTGATGAAACTGATTTAAGTGGTGAACTAGCTTGTTCTGGAAACTCTTGTGAAATTAAGTAATATGGAAAACATAGAACAAAAAATTAGGGAGAAGGATAAACTTCTCCCTTCTTATTATTATTTTAACGAAAAGGGTTTATTAGTTTTTACTGAGGACTATCATTTAAGTAGAGGACATTGCTGCGGTAATAAATGTTTGCATTGTTGTTATGACCCGAAACATGAAAAAGGGGTAACAAACATAAAAAAAACTAATACATAATATTTATTTGTATGTCAAATGGTAAAACATACGGTATAGCGTTTCCCTTTAATATTTCAAATCAAGGTAAGTACCTAAGATTAACTCAAACCGCTAATGATGAAATTAGAACTGATTTAATTCATTTACTCTTAACAAGAAAAGGTTCAAGATATTTTTTACCTGATTTTGGTACAAGATTATATGAATATATATTTGAACCAATGGATAGTCCAACCTTTAATAATATTGAGTCGGATATTAGGGAGGCTTGTGAAAAATACATGCCACAACTTAAAATAACTAATATTTCTATAAAGGCGGCATCAGATGAAGAAGAAGTTAATGTTGTTACTACGGCAGGAAATGTTATTAATAAAGAATTTAATGTGCCGAATTCAAGTACTCAACCATACACAGCAAAGGTTAGAATTGATTATGCGATAACAGACGATGTATTTAATTCAAGAGATTTTGTAATACTTAATATTTAATATTATATGGGAGAAAAAAGAATATCATATTCCGTAAGGGATTTTCAATCAATAAGAACAGAATTAATAAATTTTGTTAAAACATATTATCCAGAATTAATAGATAATTTTAACGATGCGTCTGTTTTTTCTATGTTCTTGGATTTGAATGCTGCGGTATCAGATAATTTACATTACCATATTGATAGAAGTATTCAAGAAACGGTATTACAATACGCACAACAAAAATCATCAATATATAATATTGCCAGAACTTATGGATTAAAATTACCGGGACAAAGACCTTCAGTTGCTTTAGTTGATTTTTCAATTACAGTTCCGGCTAATGGAGATAGACCTGATGAAAGATATTTGGGTTTGTTAAGAAAGGGAAGTCAAGTTATTGGTGCGGGACAAGTATTTGAAACTGTTAATGATATTGATTTTACATCACCCTTCAATTCTGAAGGTTTTCCAAATAGAACTATTCGTCCTAATACTAATGGTAATAATACATTGGTAAATTATACTATAACAAAACGAGAAATTGTAGTTAATGGTATTACAAAAGTTTTTAAACAAACAATAACTCCTGGTGATGTTAAGCCTTTTTATGAGTTATTTTTACCTGAAAAAAATATACTTGGAGTTACTTCAGTTATTCAAAAAGATGGAACAAACTATTCTAATGTACCAACAGTTCAAGAATTTTTAACTTTAAATGGGAAATGGTATGAAGTGGAGGCGTTAGCGCAAGATAGAGTTTTTATTGAAGACCCAACAAAACCTACGGATATGCCAGGAGTTAAAGTAGGGACTTATATTTCAACCGATAATAGGTTCATGACCGAATATACTCCTGAAGGATTTATGAAAATGACTTTTGGCGGTGGTAATACATCGGCCGAAGACCAGTTAAGAGAGTTTGCTAGAACGGGAATCAATGTTCAAAGTATCCAAACATATTTAAATAACTTTTCTTTGGGTCGCACATTAAAACCAAATACAACATTATTTGTACAATATAGAATTGGCGGTGGTTTAGGAACAAATCTTGGAGTTAATGTTATTAATCAAATAGGTACAGTTTATTTCTTTGTAAATGGCCCTTCTGATGAAACTAATACATCTGTAATTACTTCTTTAAGATGTAATAATGTTACCGCAGCGATTGGAGGTTCAGGATTACCTACTTTAGAGGAAGTTAGAAATTTTATTTCATTTAATTTTGCTTCTCAGAATAGAGCGGTCACCGTAAATGATTATGAAGCTTTGATTAGAAAAATGCCATCAAATTTTGGAGCACCTGCTAAAGTGGCAATTTTGGAAGAAGATAACAAAGTTAAAGTTAAAATTTTGTCATATGATGCCAACGGTTCATTAACAGCAATAGTATCTAATACTTTATTAGGTAATATTGCGGAATATTTGTCTAACTATAGAATGTTGAATGATTATATTTCTGTAGAAAGTGCCGAAGTTATTGATTTGGGAATTGATTTATCAATAGTATTGGATGCTAGTCAAAATCAGGGTGTAATTGTTTCTTCAATTATAAATCAAATATCTACTTATTTTAATCCAGCAACAAGACAATTAGGACAAAATGTTAATGTGTCAGAACTTAATAGAATATTACAATCACAAAATGGTGTTATATCCGTAACAAGCTTACAAATTTTTAACAAAGTTGGAGGACAATACTCATCATCTCAAACATCTATGTCTTATATTGATTCTGAAACAAAAGAAATTGGTGTGGTTGATGGGACTATATTTGCAATGCCTAATCAAATATATCAAATACGATTTGCTAATAAAGATATTAGGGTTAAAGTCAAGAATCTCCAATCAGTAAGTATTAGTTAATAATTTATTTATTTAATAAACAAGTTATGTTTATAACGAGTGTATTTTTTCTTTTGGAAAAATACCCCATCAACTATTTATTATAAAGGTTATTAATGGGTCAATCATATAGAATAAGAACAACGCCGGGGGATGACAAAAATATTGTTATTAAAGTAGAACAAGATTTTGAGCAATTGGAAGTTCTATCTTTAAAAATAAGACAATCTGATGTTTATACTAGGATGTGTTCTGATTATGGGGTTATTGCCGGAAGAGTTTTTGCGAATAACGGATACGGTATTCCAAATACCAAACTTTCAATTTTTATTCCGATAAAACCCGAAGATGAAGATAATCCTGTAATATCTTCCATATATCCTTATAAGAATTTAGAACAAACTAATGAAGATGGTTATAGATATAATTTATTACCATATGTTCCATCATATACTAATCACGTACCGACAGGTACTTTTCCAACAAGATTAGATGCTTTAGTAAATCAAACCGTTGTAGAACTTTATGACAAGTATTATAAGTATACTGTTACAACCAACGATAGTGGTGACTTTTTAATTTTTGGTGTTCCTGTTGGAACTCAAACAATTGTGATGAATGTTGATTTATCGGACATTGGTGAATTTTCGTTGACTCCTCAAGATTTAATAAGGATGGGTGTTGCAACTGAAGAACAGTTTGATGGTGTAAAATTTAAATCATCATCTAATTTCAATCAATTACCACAAATTATTGTGATTAATAAAACAATTGAAATTGTTCCATTTTGGGGTGAAAAAGATGTTTGTCAAATTGGGATAACAAGAAGTGATTTTGATTTAACAAACGAGGCCAATATTAATATATTACCAACATCAATTTTTATGGGTTCTCTAATGAGTTCAAATGAAAAATCTGCGGTTAAATCAAACGGTATTGCACAAAAAGCGACGGGTGATTTGTGTAAGTTAATTACAGGTCCTGGTGAAATTATTGGATTAACACAATCAATTTATAGAGATTCTAATGGGTTACCTATTATAGAAAGGGCTGATTTACCAAATGGTGGTAAGTTAATAGATTCTGCGGGTGCTTGGTTATTTGATTTACCAATGAATCAGGATTATGTGTATACAAATGAATTCGGACAACAGGTTTTATCTAATGACCCATCAGTGGGAGTTCCAACAAAGGCTAAATATAGATTCAAGATTAAATGGCAACAAAGTACGAGTGTGTCCGAAGATTATAAAAGAGGATATTATTTAGTACCTAATGTTAAGGAACGAGGATGGAATGGAGGATTTGACCCAACGATTATTCAATTTGTTAATCCGAATTACCAAACTGACCCTGATTGGTTAGATTTTCAGAAATCGTATGCGTTTAGTTTAGATTGGTCAGCATATACTAATGGTAGTGTGAGTATTACTAATCCTGACATTCAAGATATAATAAATTGTGAAGATTATTTTTATGAATTTGAGTACAATAAGGTTTATACAGTATCTTCATTTATTGATAATTATAAAATCGCAAATAATAAAGAAAAATTTATTGGTATTAAAAGAATTGACGATGATACCTGCGAAGATGTTGCTAATAGGTATCCCGTAAATGATGGGGTTTTTCATACTAGTTTAATATGGAGAGTTTTTAATTTTTTATTGATTATTTTGGGTATTATTGGATTACCTTTAATAATTTTATATAGTTTAATAGCTTATCTTTGGAAAAGTTGGTTAAAAGTATTTTTCTTTATTTTTTTAGAATTATGGGCGGGATATAATATAGTTCAATCGACATTAGGTATAATTGCGGCGGCAACACCATCAATAGGTTTTGGTGCGACAGTTTGGGTTGCGGGTGTAATATACTATTCAGTAATGCTACTTTTATGGTTAGGAATTGCAATCGCCCTTATAATTGTTTTTGCAAGATTAATAGATTATGATTTTCCACCACTAAAATTACCGATGATTACATATCCTGATTGTGATGTTTGTGATTGTAGTGGTGATGATAATGGGGGTAGCACGTTATCGTCGGCACAATCTTCAACCGCAAACGCAGGTAGTAATAGTGGTTTATTGGTCAATTTTGCTAATTTAGGAGTATACTCAGATGCCTTAGAAGTTAAATTTGATACTGATTTTCCAAAATTAGTCAAAGACCCTAATTTTTTTGTAGGTAACGGATGTTATAATAAAGATTATGATTATATATTAGTTCTTCAATTATTATCCGGTAATCTAAAAAAATATAACTCAAACTATGGAGTGCAGTTATATACTACATTTGAAATTTCTGCGAATGATTATTATTCAGCATTATATACTGCGGATATGCCATTTGGGGAGAGATTAAATCAGTTTAATACAAAGGCGAATTATTATAACGGGACTAATCAAATATCTGTACAAATAGAACCAAATATACCAACAAATAGTAATAAACAACATTTAGATAATGTTGTTGTGTTTATTGGGCAGGCGGGTACGTATGGTGATTTAAGTACCGGGTCCATGTTTAGTTTTGTGGGTCCAAAAAATTCCAAGGACCCTAATATAACAGGGGGTACTCTAAATAGTTTTGGTACTAAATCAATTACTGGGACAACAGACACTGGAAAAACTTCGGTAACTATAATTTATGGTAAAACAAATAGTAGAGTTGGTAACGAGCTTCCCGTAACATATGCTCTAACCGCAAGTGCAAGTACTAACGAAAAAACGTATCAATATCCTAGTGATATTGAATATTTCCAAGTGGTTACTGGAATGACAATTACTCAGTTTAGAAATTTACATGCTTCTAGTCCAATACCTAATACTTTAGCGGATATAATTGAAAGTACAACAACTATTATAAAAAGAACATGGTATCAAACGTATTTTTGTCTTAGTTATTTCCCAACTAATCCTGAAAAATTATTTACTTGCCCGCATCCGGTAAAAAACATAGATTATATAGATAATAATTCGGTAATTTATATCACTCAAAGAGGGGTTGACCCATATTCTCCGCAATATCCAACAAAAGTAGGACTGGGAAAACTTTTAGGGTTTAGTAATATAAATGGTGTTCAAATTAATGCTCCACTTAGATTAAATATACCGATTAGAAATATTGACCCAACCATCGGTGGTTCGATTGGTAATGAACTATGTTATATTCATAGATTAGCGAATAATAATTTAACGGTTAATAATGGGCAAAAACTTTGGAATCCATCATATTTTTTCACACCAAGTAATCAATATTCAGGATATACAACAAATTTAACAAGATATTACTCGGCTTTAGATACCACAACGTTAAATTATGTGATTGACCCTACAAATGCTGGAAATACAAGTATTAGTGGAAAAGCGTTTCCATCAACAAATAATAATGGTTCTAGTGATGTGGTTTCTAATCCAAATAATTTTTTGTTTTCGAGTACTAATAGCCCTCAAAAATATTCAACACAAGATTCTTTAGTTGGAGGTACTTTTATGTATATGACAAAACCGGGAATTGCAGGTGTGAGCGATGGTTGTTATGGTAGTTATCCAATAAATCAAACTATACCAGAAGAACTTTATTTTAGTTTTATATATCCAACTGGATATACGACAAACATGTCGGATAAAAATAATATTGTTATGAGGTCTGATAGATTACCATCATCGGATGGGTTGTTATTATTTTCAACAGGTAGTACTGCGTATACTAATTATAATAATGTTGCAATGATGAATCAAAACCCCAAACAAAGTATGTATATCTTTACCGATAGTGGTGTTTTGACGGTTGGTGGAGGAATTAGTTCTCCTCAGTATAATGCGGGTGATTTTTTATCGGGGAACAACGCATTTTATGGAACGGTATTGAATACTTTTGATTGTGCGGGAATGGTTCAGTTTAATTGCTATTCAGGAAATGGTATAAATTTTGGCGTCAGTAGTAATTGTACAAATACCGATGCGGTTGAAAATGGATGTTATGTATTTGTTAGGGAACCCTTAAAAGGATTATTTAACCCGAAATCGGATAATGATATTACAAGATGGTCTGAATATGTTTTAAGATTTAGATTTTTCTATGCCCTGTGTCAAGGTGTTTTATCCAATGTTTTTGTTAATAATTGGGTTAATGGTAATTTATATGCGTTTCCTTTTAAGGTTGATACGTATTATAATAAATTAAATCAAGTTTATAAACGTAAGTTTCCTTTTGAAACTGTTATGTTACAATATGAAACAAATAATTTTTATTATCGTTCATCTCCGGCTGAAAAATTTTTAAGTTCTTATAGATTTGTTGGTGCTCCGTCTAGCGGTGACCCGGATAGAGGCTCTAATATTTCGGATATAAAAACTCCAACAACAATAATGAATTTAGGGCCTAGAGATGAATTCTTAAAAGAAATAATTTTGAGTCCTAATTATTATGGGTATAATATGAAAAAAATATCTCAAACATCATATACTGATTTATCTGATATGATAAACTTTTTTTCAATTATTAGAGTGATAGATACTAATTTTTGGCGTTCATTATTGAGTACTGATATGATTAAAAAACTTTTTAGTCGTGGTGGTTCTAAAGGATATAGAGTTGATGCCGATTTTGCTCAATCTTCAGCAATTAATAGTCAAATAGGTGTGATACCTTTTGATTCCGATTATTATGATAGTACGGGAACTAATCCTGCATTAATCGCGGCGGGATTCGGTGCTAATAATATAATGATGGGTATTTTTTTCGAATCAACAACTGAAGATATGCAAGTTAGGGATTTTATATCCCCAATGAGAATAATAAGATATAACACAAATACAAATTCTTTTGTTTATGATTATATACCTAATAAATCACAAATAGTTCCAAATTATAAATGGAAAGTTCAAACCGGAGGATATACACTTTTTGGAAAACAAACTAATGATTGGGTGACAACACCACCTGTTAATGGATTTTACGCTCAAAAGTATCAATCGTTAGATAGATTAACTAGTGATTATCCTAGAGCCGGTTCATTATTACCAAACGAATATAATTCAAGAGGATATCTTTTTGCTCAATCAGCCCCTATTACACTAACTGTTGGTACACCATTAATTGTAGGTAATGTTTATACAATAATTAATTATGTTAGTCCTGATAATTTTTTAAATGTGGGGGCAACGGCTAATACAAATGACGTTAGTTTTATTGCAACAGGAACAACACCATCAAGCTGGGTTAATTCAACAATTGAAGCATCACCTATTTATTTAACAGGTGCGACAATAAATCCAAATCCCGCTTTAGCAGGTGCTCCATGGTATTTTTATTTTGGATTAAAGAAAGGTGAAACAGCTATAAATAAATTTTACACTAAATATATTGGTGAAACCACATTAAATGAGTGATATTAACACAACGATAGTATTAGGTTCTAAAAGATATAAGTCAGCAATAAATACTGACTTAACTGTAGATATACCTTTAGTCAATAATCAAAAAGAGATTGATGAATTTGATAGAAGTGACATTGTTGATTTGAGTCAAATATTTGACAATGAAAGACAAGCGTCTAATATTTTCAGATTAACAACTAATATGGACTTATTATTTTATAATGCTTATAGTGGAACAACGGGGGCTTTTGGATATGCTCCATTTAGGAATAATCTGTATTATGTTAATAGTGAATCTTCATTCAATACTAATAATTGGTTTGGATATCCCCAATATTATGAATTTGACTTTATAAGAAATGATAATAATGTTTCTGGTTATACTATAAATTCAGGCACAACTTCACCACATATTAGTTTTATTAATAAAAGTGCGTCAACATATAATTGGACTCAATATGTGAGTTATGCGTATGAGAATGAATCCAATAAAGTATTACAATATAATTTAAACTCGTCAACAACTCTAACGTGGATATGTGGTACTGGAATTCCTTTTTATGTTGTTAATCCATTTAATTACGAAGGTAGAAATTTGATATCTTTTGTTTGTCCTGTTGAACATAATTTGAGTGTTGGTGAGTTTGTTCAAATAGAGTTTAACTTTGGTTGGACTGGATATAATGGGAGTAAAGTTTTTCAAGTATATTCGTTAGGTAATTATGGGTATAATTCAGACGAATATATTTTTAACTTATATAATAATGGATTTACAGGGAATACGTTTTTTAATTCGGCTCAAGGGACATTTAAAAGAATTATTGATATTAATAATTCTGCAGAAACAATGTCTAAATATTATGTTAGAAAACATAAAATAATAACGAATGTGAGTGATTCAATCCTAACAAAATGTGGATTTGAACAAAATATTTTTAATGTTAAAAGAAAATATGAATTTGGTACATTAACGCCCGATAAAGTTTCTAGAATAACACAAAAAGAAGGGTCTCAATCGTATCTATTGTCATTCTCAAGTGATATTGATATATCAGAATATAGAGATAATTTGAATAGACCATTATCGGAGTTGTTTATTACTATTATAAATAATGGTTATTTTGGGTGGATGAATAAACCAATTGCGAATAATGTTTCAATTAGAGAAGGTTATCAATACAATTTGGGTCCATCAGTATCATCATACTGGGATTACACTAATTCTAGTGTTAATTTAACTACAATACCAACAGCGTCATATATTAAACCAGGAGGGTTTACCTTTTATTACAATCAAAATTTAAAAAGTGGTGATACAATAAATGGGGATTATTGTGAGTTTAATCAATTTGAACAAAAAGAAAGAATCATTTCTCAGTTGTATCATAAGATATCATTTAATGATAATTTATTTATTATTCAATCGGCAACAACAAATCCAAACGGATATTATTATAAACCGCATAATTTAATACAATTAAGGGTTTATTCTGATTATTTAGAGGAGGGTTCATTAAAAGAAGTTGATAATATACCATATTATTCGTATTACTCAAATTACAAAAATAGTTTTATTTGGAGAGACATGTATACTTACGGATTTATTGACGAGTCAGGAAAAGGGGTTAATTATCCTTTTTTAAATGGAACTCATTATCCATCAACCAAGATTATATTTAGACTAATTCCTGAAGGAAATGTTGGTCAAAATATATCTACAATAGCAGACCCGATTACTGATGATTGTGAATAAATATAAAATATTATTATCTACAACAAATACAGATAAAGAAATCAATATACCAATTGAAATGAATTGGGATTTGCTTGATAGAAGTGACTCTTTGGTTGAATATGAAGAACAAACAATTAAAAGTGTTATCAATCAAGATAAAGATTTTGAAGTTGCAAGATTTGAACATTCTCAGAATGTAAATTCATTGACTACAGATATTAATTATGAATTTTATTTTGCTCCATCAGGTGCTACCAGCGCAAATACAATTTGGTTAACATCATATCCTATACAAGGATTTACTCCTACGGAAATTTATTACTATAGTAATTCTTTTAAAAAGTCATTTTTTAAATTAGATTTATATGATACTACTGATTTAACTAAACAAACCAACTATGTTACCTTAATATTACCAACACAACAAGGAGTTACATCAGCAACGACAGTCGGATATACTGTGAATGATATTAAAACACCTGTAATGAAATTGGATTTTGTTGGTGATAAAGAAGGGTTTTTTATTTACTGGTTAAAAAATACATCATTTTTAAATATTAATACTTTTTATATGACCGCAAAGTTTTTTGATGCGAAGACAGGGATTTTTATTAAAATGATGAATAGACCGCAATCAACATTAACAGGTATTAATAAATTTAATTTTCCCCAAGAAAAATACTTTTATTATAAAGTAATTTTAGATTATAGTAATTATACATATAAGGTTTATGATATAAACACGGGATATGATGTCTTAATTGGAGATAGCTCTAACCCAATAAAATGGTATGAATATATTAATCCGTAATGAACGAAGATTATTACTATATAAAAATATCTCATGAAAATGTATTAAATGACATTTTTCCTGAACCATATACCGCATATACGTATGTAATAACGGGTGTAACAGGAACTTGTTGTTACATATCATCAATATCTAGTGACACGGTTTATGTTACGGGATTAACCTACGTTTATTCGTCTATGACTGATATATTAAGTGGAGGTACTAATGGTGATTCTTTATTGACAGGATTAACAATCCCAATACTGTTTAGAGAGACAGCTGTGGATATGGGATACTATTCTGTTTTTGATGGGGCGATTATGCAGGCGGATGTAGTTAAAAACTTTGTCTTTTCAGCAACAACATCATTACCTAAAAGATATTATTTTTATAATACGTCAGAAACACAGTTGAGAACCTTTTTACAACTATCCACATATTCAGTTGATTGGGGTGACTCCTCACCGATACAAACAATTACAACAACATCACCAAATTTTATTTATCATGATTACATAAATAATGGTAGTTATTTAATTACATTAATACAGAATACACCTTGGGGAAGAAATACTGTAAAGAAAACGGTAGTGGTTCCATTTACAGGAACGACAATTCAAAACCCTAATGGTTCTGCATACTTTACTCCGAATATAGGGTCTTGGTCTGCGACATCAATATCGTATGATTTTATATTCTCAGGTGACTCGGATAATCATATTTCGGCACAAACATCAAATAATTATGTTTCCGTTCCATTTTCAATCAGTGGATATACAACATCAAGAATAAATGAATTATCCCAATATGGGGTAACAAAATATCCTTTATATGTTCCAACAATAAAAAATGGACAACAATTTGGAGTCATAACAACAATGAGTTCAAGTTATACAGGATATACTATAGAGGGTGTTCAGTATTTGGATTTTCCTGATAAAACGACGGTATATGTTTTTGATAGTTCTGGATTAACATCTGATTGGATGGTTCAATCTGCAATAACGAAAAATGAATCTCTTATGAATATAGTTAATGACCCTGAAGTACAATCAGATGTTTTTGTGGAAAGAGGTAAGAATAGTGCATTGGAAAGAGTTGAAAGATTAGGTGAGATTGATAATATTGGTGATTTGGAAAATTATGGATATGGATTTTTTAATTTTGTTAACCAAAGTAATTTTTAAAAAAGAGTAATAAACTATTTATTAAATAAAAGAATAAAATGGCAATAGGAACCTACGGAACAATAAGACCTTCTGACGTATCACCTGAAGATGTTGAAATAATATTAAATTATACTCCTTCTAGGGATGTTACAGATAATTTTATATTAAAAAAGTTAGATACGTTAAATATATTGAGGCCATATTATAATAATAATAATACTGGCGGTAATGCCAATATTGAAATATTAGGGGGTCTTTATAATTTAAGATTACCGGCAAATGAATTTAATAAAATTGGTATTTACACTTTATATGTTAAGCCGGCTCAAATAAGAACGGAAATTACTGATTGTGGTGTATTATCGGCGCTACCTAACGTTAAAGGTATTGTAATTGATTTAAATAATGTACCGACACAATATAGAAATAAATTTGTATCACAAGGACTTGTTGGATTTAGGGTTGAATACTTAAATAGTGACGGTACTAAAATACCTAACTTTTTTAGAATAGTAACTTCTAACTTTTTTTGTGAACCTGTTTTACAAAATTTAACAAATACATCTCAAAAGGCGATTAGATATAGATATGTTGATGCCGTTACAAATTTAATATTTTGTACATTAACACCATCATCATCTCCGACAAACAAACCAAACGCGACCCCATTTATAGGACAACCTGCACAAAAAATAATAATAACTAATACTTTTTTTAATCCAATTACGATAGATATTGAAATTGTTGAACACGATATATCAACATTAGCGTTGGCTTTGTATGGTAATCAAACTAAATCAATGCAAGATGGTATATATACTATTTATGACTCAAACAATAATATCTACAAACAATATAACTTGTATGAAATTAGAGACCAATCTAATTCTTTGTTATATGAGGTTAGACAAGATAGAGGAAATAATATAGATTATAGTAAAAACTTTACAAACATAACTCAATAATGGGTAAAACGATTATTAAATATCCTGACGGTGCTAATGGTAGACCTTTTTCAGATGATTTGGTTGGATTTCAATTAGTCCAAGGAGGTGGTTTAACGCAAGGTAATTTTCAATTCACAACAACTATAACAGAAAAAGTTAATAGAGAGTTTAATATTGGTTCTTTTTCTGAACCAATTACTTTAGACACATTAAATGTTTCTAATGTTTTAGAATCTAAGGCAATTATTGCTAAAGAATTTAGAGTTTATCCTAATTTTGATTTAAGTGAGATAACTAAATTTAATATTTATGGTCCGTTATCTAAAAGAATGTCAACATCAGTTCAAAAAATTATAAATTATTTTCCTTCTGCATTAGAAGTATATAATCTTAATTCTGATTTTACTACTGACAATACCGCGATTGATATTGATTATGACAATATTGAAGATGTTACTTCATTTAAAATTGATGTGACTAAATTGACAAATCCTTTTGGAATTGATTATTCGGTTAATGCAACCAGAAATATTTCATTAAAAGAATTTGAGGTATCTCCATTAAGAAATTTAACTGTTGAGTATAATAAGTTTTCTTTATTTTTAGGAGATAAAGAATTTCCTATTTATCATTTTACACCATCCAGTAGTTTATATTCAGGTTTTATAGAAATTATTGTTTTTGGTCAACCATTTTCAGGAAAAATGGAAACAACCGAAACTTTAGTTATTAGACCAAATACTTTTTATGCGGATAAATCATTAATAGAACCGTTTGATGAGGTTGAAAAGTTTTTATTAAATAGAATGATTGTCCCTAAATACACGGCAACGTTCCAAGTACCAAAACAATCAGATGATGGTGTTTTATTTACTAGTTTTGTTAATGTGACTTGGCCAATAGATGGGATTTGGAATTTAGATATTAGGACAAGATTATTTGATAATTATTTAAATTCTTTAAATGAGATTGCGGTTGCATTTGATGAATCAAAAACAAATTTAATAACAAGATTTTTAACTACTGAATCGTTTAAAGAATTTGATACTGAAGACCAAAGAGTTCAAAAAATATTAAGTATCTATGGTAGAAGTTTTGATGAGGTTAAAAAGTTTATAGATGGATTGGCTTATATGAATTCTGTAAATTATACGGTTAAAAATGATATACCATCACAATTACTTAAAAATTTGGCAGAAACAATTGGATGGAAAATAAACGTTTCCCCAATTACTAATGAAAATTTCTTAGGTTCAGTTTTTGGTAATAATAGTAAAATTGAATTTGAGGGATATTCTAGAGCGTCAACACCAACAGAGTTAAATTATCAATTTTATAGAAATTTAATTTTAAATTCTGCTTATTTGTTTAAGTCAAAAGGTACAAGAAAGTCTATAGAATTTTTACTAAGACTTATTGGTGCACCGGAGGCTTTAATAGAATTTAATGAAAATATATATATTGCAGGTCAGAAAATTAACATGGCGGATTTTAATATGAGGTACGCTCAAATATCTGGTGGTACATATGTTGAAGAGATGCCCGTATTTGATACTACAACATTTACTATTTATGGTAATGTATATTCAGCCTTTACAACACAAACTACGATAACTGATGTTGATGTGACATTGGCGGATTTTCCTGTGGATTCTTATGGTTATCCGAAGTCACCTGAAGATACTCAAGATTATTTCTTTCAGAAAGGGGCGGGATGGTTTGAACTAGTTAAAGACCACCAAAGTCCTCAAAAAATTAATTATACTAATAGTGTATTTACGGGACAAAATTTTAATGTTCAAACTGAATTTGAACAATTTACTTATGGACAAAAATATTTGGATAGATATAGATATTTTCCATATTTGAATACAGGTTATAGACTTTTAAGAATACCCGATAATAAAAAAAGTTGGCCTGTGACAGACACAGGACTTAGAGTAGGTAATGGAGGTTCTAAATATGATGCTTATTATTTTGTTGATAATGAAAAATTTGTATTAAATGTTAAAAATGTTGATTTATTTTTAAATCCTGCTCAAGGGTTGGCATATGATGTTTGGTATATGTCAAGAAAGTATGATTACCCAATACCTAGTACTGGTTTAACTTCCCCTTATCCACAACCAGGAGGGGTTGATTCAACATTCATTAATCCACAACCAAATAAAAAATCGTTCTTTGAATTTGCTCAAACATTTTGGAATAACATGATAAATGTTAGAGATAGACAATTTAGTTCTGATGGTAAAACAAGTGGATATTTAACATTACAGTCTATATTTTGGAATTACTTACAATCACAAGAAACTGTCGGAATACCGAATGATAATTTTAATTATCGTTCAATGATGGATTATGTTAATGGGTTAGGTGATTATTGGATTAGATTAGTTGAACAAATGATACCAGCGACCACAATATGGTTAGCCGGAGTTAAGTATGAAAATTCTATATTTCATAGACAAAAATTTGTATATAGAATTCAAAGAGGATGTGCAATATTACCGGTACCGTGTATACCTTGTACGTTGAATGGTAATTTATTTTTATATAATTGTATTGATGAAACTATTGAATGTCCTATTTATCCTTGGAATGGAGGGTCATCAACAGTACAATCATTCCAAGATATATTAAATCAAACTGTGACAAATTATGTCACATCTAATTCATTAACATGTGATTTGAATTCTTTAGTCACTGATTGGTATATTGATTTAAGATTGGATAGTACTGTTTTATTACAACAAAAATTCTTTACAGGATATGGAACATTACAAACACCGACTAATTCTCAATGGAGCGGTGCGGTACAAACTTATGTGACAAATTTAACTGATGCTGACTTAACGTATTTCCTTAGTGGAAATACTTTGTATGTTTCTAATTCAGGATGCGAACCTAAATTTACAAATAAACAAATCCAATTAAACGTTGGATTGAATTTTACAATTAGTTGTAGTTAATGCCTATTAATTATATTATAACAACGGTTACAGGGGATTGCCTAAATATAGGTACAGGTGCTTTATATATAGAACCAATTGATGGACAATCGCCATATATTATTGATTGGCAAATACCTAATTTAGGAACTGATGTTTCTTTTACATCATCAACTAGAACTGGTTTATCGGTAGGTACTTATCAAATATTAGTTACTGACTCTTCTGTTTCACCACAAGAACAACCTGTTTTATTAACCATTTCTTCAGGGATTTGTTTAGAGACAAGTGTGATAAATTCAACTTGTGGATTACCAAATGGGGTTTTAACCGCAACAGCAACAACATCAGTTAATATAGTTGATTATTATTTATATAGTAATACTAATGGATATGTAACTTCAGGTACTTCCTCTGTTGGATTTTATCCTTTTGTTCAACTGTCTGCAGATACATATTATGTGGAGGCGATTGATAATGGAGGATGTAGCGGACGCTCATCTACTAATGTTGTTTTGGATTCAGGACAATTAGATTATGGGTTTTTTGTTGTTAATAATTCAAGATGTTCAGGCCCTTCTGGAAAAATATATATTACAGGTCAAACAGGAGTTTCACCATATACTTATTTATGGAGTAATAATGAAACAACCTCATCTATTAGCGGTTTAACTGCGGGTGTTTATACTGTAACAGTACTTGATTCTGGAGGATGTTCTGTCACTAAACAAGCAACAGTTATAGATGTTGAACCACCGGGTATAACTAATTTATTACCTGTTTCTCCAAATTGCTTTCAAGCGGACGGACAAATCACGGTTTATTTGAGTGGAGGAACTGCACCATTTTATTATGTTTTATCAAATGGGGATACAAAAATTGACTTTTCAAATAATACAACATTTACCGGACTATCGTCAGGAATATATAATGTAACGGTTACTGATGCGGGATTATGTACCACATCAGGAACAATAACATTATCAAGTCCAAATGCGTTTACATTTGTCGCTGCGTCATCGGTTCCTTCTGTATGTGGAAGTAGTAATGGAATTATTAATGTATTTGTTCAAGGGGGAAATACACCTTATACATATACATTAACAGATACTTCAGGCAATACTAGAGTTATTTCTATAAATTCTAACGCTCAATTTAATAACTTACCAACAGGTACGTATCATATTAAAATAACAAACCCAAGTACTTGTAGTTATGAGACCGACATTACCGTTATTAACGAAGACGCTTTTACAATTACTACAACGTATATTGATACAACATGTGGGTTATTAAATGGTTCTATTAGAGTTGAGACAAGTGCTAACGGTACATACACCTATGAAATACCGGGACAATCAATTACCTTAAATTCTACTGCATATACGTTTAATAATTTATCAAGTGGATTATACGCAGTTTCAGTTACTGATGTTAATGGTTGCAAACAAATAAAATCAGTTAGTATAAAAAGTAGTAATGATGTCCAATTTAGTTTAATTGATACAAGCTGTGGTAAGGGTAATGAAGGGACAATAACTGCGGTAATCACTAAGGGTACACCGCCATTTACAATATCTTGGTCACCTAATGTCGGTTTGCAGGATGGTATATATGTTACAGGACTTACCGCTGGAACATATTCTGTAACAGTTACTGATAGTAATAATTGTAGTTTAATTAAAACAACTCAAATACTTTGTGGAACTTCTAATACATCATATCAGATTTTCAATATTTGTGATAGTATTTTTACAGAAAGAACAGGAACAAAAACAGGATTTCAACAAATGTTAAATCAAGGATATCAAGACTTAACGATTGGTGAAATAAATTGTAAATTAACGTTGGCTCAATTTAATTTGTTATTAAATGTTGGTAGTTCGGCGTTCACTAGTAACTTTTTTGCTACAACATCTTTATCTGTATATCCTACAGACCAACAATATGTTGATGCGTTAAATGCTTTATTAAGTGGAGTTCCTGGTATTGGTTCAATAGTTCTAAATGCGAATACAAATTCAATTAGTTTAAATACGGATTGTGCTAGAACACTATCTGCGGATACTGTTAGTGTTGCAATTAGAATTGATTATGACATTTGTTGTTATGGGGTACCATCACCGTCAGCAACACCAACAGTTACACCAACTCCTACGATAACTCCAGAAAATACTCCAACACCAACAGTAACTATTACGCCAACTATAACAGTGACACCTACTATTACTCCGACACCTAGTTTACCTTTACAGTCATTTAGGATGACAGCAGTAAATGTTAGTGCTATTACAATCACAGAAATTCAGTCAACTTCATACGGATACTTAGTAGATTGGGGTGATGGTAACGTGAGTACTTTTGCGGCAGGAAACCATACACCTAATCATGTTTATAGTAGTTTGTATAATGGATTAATCACAGTAAAATCACTTGATTTATCTGATATTACAAGATTTGCTATTTCCACAACAGTGACAGGTTCTTCGGGTATTAATGTAGTTATTGATACTTCAGAATATACCAAATTAGATAATCTGAATAATTCATATTTGAACTATGAGGTTAGATTAGATGGTTTGATTTCACAAATACCAAGAACTCCGACTTATTTAGTTATTAGTCAATCTAATCTAACAGGAAACACAACAGACTTACCACCTAATCTTCTAAATTTGCAGATGTTTAATAATAATGGTAACACTGTACTAAGTGGAAATACATCAGGATTACCTTCAGGACTGACATATGTTTCAATTTATGATAATACGATTAGCGGTAATACTACAGGACTACCATCTGGTTTAACTTATTTAAATTTACAAGGTGATAACACCGTTAGTGGTAATACCACAGGATTACCCACAGGAATCACAATACTCGCAATTGGTGGTAAAAATACGATAAGTGGCAGTACTTCAGGATTACCAACAGGATTAACTTATTGTCAAATATATACTATGGACGGTTATTTTGGTCCTGGTAATACAATAAGTGGAAACGTATCGTCATTACCTACAGGGATAACAAATTTAATACTTGGTGGTGATAATACAGTTAGTGGTGACACTTCAGGGTTACCTATGGGATTAACATATTTATATGTAACTGGTGATAATACTATTAGTGGTGATGTGGCGGATTTACCAAATGGATTAACTGATATGTATTTGACAGGTCTTGGTACTATAACGGGTAACGTGTCTTTTTTACCGCCAAATTTAACTAATGTAACTATTATAGGTAATAATACTATTGATGGTAGTATTTCAGATTTTTCATCGGCGGCGTTCAATATTGCAATAGAAGGTAATAACACAATTACTGGGTATACTTTTAGTCGTGTTTGGCCAACTACAATGTATCAGTTAAAAATACGAGGAAATTCTACAATAAGTACAACTAATATTAATAATATATTGAGTGATTTGGCGACTTATTCAACAACTTGGGATAGTTCTAAATTAGTAAGTTTAAAAGGAACTCAAACCAATCCTGGAGCGGTGGCGACATTAACGGGAAGAACTGTTACAGTTACTATAACACCGTAATTTATTTTTTATCTTTACTGATTTTGTTGACCTTTTCCATCAACTTGAGAGTATCTGTGTAGTTTTTTTCTAATCTTTTGATAGTTCTTTCGTCAGCACATCTATCACATGCTGAATAGTAATCTTTTTCAGATTCTTCTACTAGTCTTTGTATTGTTTTAATTAGTTTCATATGTATATAAATATATCCAAATTTGTTCTATTTAAAAAAAGATATAAATCCTTATAATTATTTAAAAAAGAAATGTCGGAATTGTTATTTGTTACTGCACAACCTGATGTCCCATATTTTCATTGGCAGTGTGAAGTATATTGTCATAATTTTGTTGAGAAAGGTATTAAACCATCTCAAATACATATCATATTAGGTATGTTTAATGGAGGTAAAGTACCATCTGAAAACGGATTAAAGTTAAGAGAAAAAGGTTATAATGTCCATTTTTATAGTGATGAAAGAGATAAGAGACATTATATACCTAGTATTAAACCATACTTAATTTCTAAATGGTTAGAAGAATTTCCTGAAAATGGAGAATTGTTTTTTCTGCACGATGCTGATATTATACTGAGAGAGTTACCTGATTTAGAAAAGTATTTAACAGACGATGTCTGTTATATGGCTGATACCAAGGGATATATAGGGCATGATTATATTATGAGTTGTTGTGAGAGATATGAGTCGGCTCACCCAACATCTGAAAAAAATCAACTAATACAAGAGATGTGTGATATTGTTGGTATTAATATGGAATGTTTAAAGAACAATCAAGAAAATTCTGGTGGAGGTCAATACATAATTAAAAAAACAACAACAAAAAATTGGTATGATATATATAACGATTCCAATAATTTATATGACCAAATGCATAGTTATCAAAAAAGATTCCCTATAAGTCCTGGCGAAATACAATTTTGGACGGCAGAGATGTGGTCATTACTTTGGAACTTGTGGTGTTTAGAAAAAGATACAAAAATTATAAATGAATTAAATTTTTGTTGGGCGACAGATAGTGTTGATAATTATGAAAAAAAATATATACTCCATATGGCAGGAGTATTAGACGGAATGAAAACAACTAAATTTTATAAAGGTGATTATATTAACTCAAGTCCGTTAGAAAAATTAAAAGAAAATGAAAACTATTTTGATTTTGTTGATGAGAATAGTGCAACAATAAAATATGTTGAAGTTATGAAATCATTAGTTAAAAAAAACAAATAATTGATTATTTATAGATATGGCTTGTAATGCGATAGTTTTATCATCAGGGGCAACATTTAGTGGGTCGGTAACCTCTTCTACGTTTACTACGTATTATATGGATACTGCTACTTTTGACGTAGGAACTACTTTATTTTATGGCACACCTTGTGTACTTTCAGTACCGGGAATACCTGGAAATGAAGTTGCGGATGGGTATTATTATTATACAGGAGGAACTTCACCTACTGTTGGGTCTGTTTATAGGGATATATATGGTGATGGATATGTTTATTTTACTCAAGCAATAACAAGTTTTGAAGATTGTTGTAATTCAAGAAATGTATTTAATGTTGCTCATGATACAGGTATATTTAATTTAGGTGAGGTATATTATTTACAAACAACCTCATTTACCGGATGTGCGACCGTAGTAACTTATGATATTTTACAACCAATTTATGTTTCAACATTAAGTACTGGAAGTTATGATGGATGTACGAATTGTTTAACCGGTAACTCATTAAGTTGTGGAGGAACATCCCCAACTCCAACCCCAACTCATACTCCAACACCGACAGTTACCCCTACTATTACACCTACACCGAGTAAAACTCCTGTAATCACACAAACACCTAGTTCAACACCTGCATATCCTGGGTTATGTCCAATAGCTGAATATTGTTTAAATACGGGTGGAATTTATGCGTATGATGGTACTTTTTATCATGTTGGTTCTTATCTTTCACATGATTACTACGTTGGAAATGGAACATCAACGGGTTATTTATTTTTTGATGGTATAAAGTGGTGTTTGTCGGATACGTTAGGAGGTGATTGTATTCTTTTTGGTAGAATACCTTGTGCAACTGAGTGTCCTGATATAAATGGATTAACACCAAGTCCATGTGCGACAACAACAACTACAACCAACCCTTGTGATATTATTAATTTTGATGCGATATTTGATTGTAATGCGGAAATAATACCATCACAAACTCCAACACCTACACAAACTCCATCACCAACGCCTACTGTTACACCTGGATTATCACCTACACCAACACCTACTGTTACACCTACAACGGGATTATCACCAACACCCACGCCAACTCAAACAATTACTCCAACAAATAGTGTAACACCAACACCGGGACTATCACCAACAACCACACCAACAACCACACCTACACCAACTCCAACTACAACACAACTTTGTTATGGTACTAGTATAACTTTAAGTTCTACTACGTTGCCTGGAGAAAGTCCTACACCAACACCAACACCAAGTGCGACACCATTAAATAGAGATAAATGTTTTACAGGTGATGCAACATTTGATATAATGAATGAAGATTTTACTTGTTTGCCGATAATATAAAATTATGATAACTAAACAAATAACGATAGATACATTAGTTGGTGCAGAACCATATTATATTTATTTATGTGATAATACAAATATTTGTATGTACATAGATACCATATATGATATTGATGTGCCGTATTCTTTTTTGGTTCCTAGTAATTTTTTATCACAATCTCAAGTTACGGTGAAGGCGATTGATAGTAATGGATGTAATATAATAAACACAGTTAATATATAAAATAAATGGCATGTAATCCGATACAATTATATTATTTTGGAATAAGTAGCGCTAATATTTGTACTCAGGCTTTTGTTCCAAATACTGTGTATTATATTGATGGTGACCCAATGACATTGGGTAGTTATTTACATACATCAAGTCCATGTACGGGTGCGAATTTGGCGACAAGTGGTTATTATGCTTACATTAATAACGGAATTATTTATTATTTTAGTATAGATAGAAATGGTGCATTAAATAAAATGGACCAGTGTAATAATTGTGCGGTCGGAAGTGTTAAAAATTTAACACTAGTAACTTATACCGACTGTTGTGGAAACTATGTAGAATTAATACCCACGGTTATTGACCAAACATTTATTTATGACCCCAATTATCCGGTAACAGGTGTGTATGTGTTTATTTCAACAACACCAAGAGTACCATGTCCTTCAAATTCTCCTACACCAACACATACGCCAACACCAACTGTAACACCAACACCAACAAAAACACCGGTATCTATATATGTTTCAGGATGTTGTGATGGTAAAATATATAAATTATTATCAGGGGTAGGACAATCTATTGGGGCAGTAATAAGAGTTGCACCATTAAATTTTTGTTATACGGTTATTTCTGAACCTAAATTACCACCGACAAATACTTTAAAGGATAATTTGGGTATTACAATAGTTGACGGAGATTGTTATGATTTAAGTTGTCAACCATGTCCAAGTTCTACCCCAACACCAACACCAACACAAACTCCTGGTAATACCCCAACACCAACACCGGCACCAAATCCACCACCAATACCTGCTGCGGGTTCAGTAGGTGGAGAATGTAAGATTATTACAATAGAGAACTTTGAAATAAGTTGTAGTGGTACTAATCCAACAACATATGCTTCTTTAGATGGTAGTTTAACTGCAATTGTATCAGGAGGAACTGCGCCTTATTATTATATTTGGAGTGGGCCAAATGGAAGTTATTATACCAGTAAAACAATAACGAATATACCTTCAGGTGATTATACTTTAACGGTTTATGATTATTTTAGGGATTTTACAGGAACAACTATTTGTACAATTACAGGACCTAAAGATTGTGAATTTGGCGCATCGTATTTTGAGTTTTTACCTCCAGAACCTTCACAAACATTAACAATGACAGTAACACCGACATTAACTCCTACTCGTACACCAACACCTACGCCTACTAAAACAACTGGATATATACCGCCAACACCAACAGTAACTAAAACGTCAACACCAACAAGAACAATTACACCAAGTAATACCGCAACACCTACAGTTACACCAACAATAACTGCAACACCTACAGTTACACCAACAATAACTAGAAGTGGTGTACCAGCACCTGTATATAGTCAATCATATGAGGCGAATGTATATCGTTGTGTTCCTACCATACAATGTGGAAGTGGATATACGATAACAACAATCACAGTTCAAAATCCGTTTACATTAACTTTGGCTAAATTCTATAGAAGTACTGACCCATATGATACTAATGTTTATGAGCCTTATACTACAGTATCAACACCGGCATCAGTAATTGTTAATTTTGGTTCTGAAACAACTACATGTACTTTGGCGTGTAATGCGTTACCAACATATAGATATTATTTGGCAGATAAGTATGATTGTGGTACTTGTACATTACAAGATAGCGGAGTTCAAGTTGCTGTGGCAAATTCAACATTGACGGTTGGTAAATGGTATGGTAATACTGATGGTACTTTCTCTTATTATATTACTTCAGGTCCAATAACGTCATCACCATCAGGACAACCAATATTGTTATCGTATACAATGTCAACAAATTGTGCTAATGCTTGTATTATAAATTAAAAAATAAAAAATGAGTAGATATTTTACTATATATATTAATTCAGGAACATCTCCAGGTCCTTATAATGTTTATTATAATACTATTGGTTCTGGTAATATTGCAACGGTATATCCGACAGGGTTACCTGCAACTAATTTAACTTTAAGTCAGTTACTAGTTGGAGTTACAGTATATGCACCTGTAGACATTGTTGATTTATATTTGTATAATGAATTGTGTGAAACATCTAAAAATTTCAATATACCTCAAGTACCTGTAAGTTATCCTGATATATGTATTACAGTCCAAAATAGAGAACAAAGTATCAATGACCAATATTCGTTTTCGTATAATTATAATACTGTCAACGGTAAGCCGGAATATGAAACATTTGATGGTTATTTATTAAATTGGAATACTAACGGATATTGGGAGTTTATTACATATCCGGGTTCTGTTAGGTTACAATCTAACGATGCCGATAATGTACCTGATAGTAATTGGAGTGCTTTGGGACCTGGAGGAAGTTTATATATAATAACGGCTCAACAAGGAGTTTGTTTTGCACTTAAAAATCCAAATAATTTAAATATTACATATATTGACCCAACTTGTTATGGAAATACTGATGGGTCAATCAGTGCTATTGCAACTGGTGGTGCTGGTGGTTGGGTGTATTCATTAAATGGTATTATGTACAATAATTCAGTGGGTATATTCACCTCTTTAGGTGGTGGACAATATACTGTATATGCTAAAGATTTAAGTGGAGATGTGATTAGTCAAACAGTTACATTGACTGCACAACCAGTTAATAATTTTACAATAACAGGTGTTAGAAGTGTTACAAACTTACCTACTGTTGGAAACATGAATTATTATTTAGTAACAATAAATTATGATACATCACAAATACCTACGGGAGGGGTTGTATTTGATTATGAGATGGTTTATAATTTATCATACACTGGACCTGGGTCGGTAATTTTTGATACCACACAACATTATTTAACTATAAATGGAAATCCATTGGTAATTAATTCCGCATTTACAAATACATTAACCGCTACAACATTATCATCTTGTAATCCTATATATAGTCAATATGATGGTTCTAATGGTTATGTTTCTACGGGAATTAGTTTATTAAATGGTGACGTATTTACTGCTAATATTATTTATGGTATTGATACAAAAACAAATGGTATTTTTGATGGGGTATGTTATACGAAAAGTTCTGTTATACTTAATCTAATCTTGGGTAATGTTAAACTTTATTGTGATTGTTGTAATATAAACAACACGATAATTAATATTTCAGAACCAATACAAATTTACCAACCTTAAAATATTTATTGATTATGGGTTATATTATTAAAAATACTTCGGCATTAGTTAACACTAGATTTACAGATGCGGGAAGAAGAAAATTATCACAAGGAAATCTAAATATAAGGTATTTCCAAGTCGGAGATAGCGAAGTTTTTTATAATAAAATATCGGGTTATAATCAATCTGATTGTTATGTTCTTCAACCACCTTATAATGCTCAAAATATAAGTCAACAACCTCAAACTAATAAAGGGAATGTTAAATACCCTTATTATGTTAAAGGAAGTAGTGGTAATACTTATGGGATAGCAATTGAACAATCAGTGATATCTCCAATATATAACTCAGCGGGACTAAAAGGATTTTTTAGTGGAAGTCAGTATCCTTGGTCAGTTCAGATAACTAGTGGATATACACTAAGTCCAAATTATACAATGAATAGTTGTAATTTTTGTAGTGACTCAAGTATTTTCTTTTATAACAATCCTTGCACCTCTGAAACCTATTTTCCAAAAGTGGGTGATTTTGCAACAATTTATTTTAAGGGTGATGATAGTTGCGGTACGTTTAGTACTGACTTTCCTGTTTTTACATATAGGATACAAGATATCGTTGGTGATATTTTATTTTTTGATAGGAAAGTTCCTGATTTTCAAGGAATGAATAGTGGATTAATTAATTGTTGTGCTGACCATAGAATTTATATTTACCCGTCAGGAATGACGGTATTGTATGATACTAAAACACCACTTGGATATGTTCCACCTACAGTGTTAAATTTTGAGACAATTTGTTATTTGGGGTATGGTGATGTTAATGTTTGGAATATGAATATTCCTTGGTCTGTAAGTCCTGCGGGGTTAATATCAACACTAAATGAGGATTATACTAAATTTGGTTCGGTTAATTATCTTGGGACAAAAGAATATTTGGGATATCAAGAAAGTACAGGACAAACATTTTTTATTAGTAATACTTTAAGTGCGGAAACTACGGACACTTACTATTATAATTCTTATAGTGAAATAATTAAAGTTAAACCTGAAGACCAAAAGGCGATTGCAATTGTTCACTACACTAATAATTTAATTGATACTATATACGGCGAAAAATTCGCATTAGAACCATTTGATATAAAGGCAACAGACCAAACAGGTTTTGCAAGAAATTTTAAGGTTACACTACCCACTCTTATGTGGCACAAATCAAATACAGGATTAATGGGTGAAACATTTTATGTTGACCCCAATGTAGGAACCTCTGACTTTTTTGATGTTAGATATATGCAATCCTCAAAAAATATGGATATGAATGACCCTGGTTTAAGATATTACCATTTATGGGACACGTATCTTAATACTGATGGGATGCCAAGTAGGGTTGGTAAGGTTTTTCCTGACTTGAAAATGGTTATATTTGATGACGACGAAATTATTGCGGCAATGTCATATAAGGCAAATAGAAACTGGACGTTACCGGCACCGAAGTTATCTTTAATGGTACCAAATGCATGTGATACAATTGATGATGACTATGGTTTATTGGCAAATGAAAATGAATACTTGTATTTGACATATAGATTTAATTCAAGTGCTTTTACAAATTCTTTACATTGTAATTATTATACAAAGATACAGGGGCCTCAAACTTGTTTTACAACACAAAGACAAGACGTTGCCGTTAAATTTGGAGGAGGGTTTAATTTCATGAAAGAGTGTTGTTTCCAAGGATATAGTGCAAATGAGTTTTATATTTTAGCTCAGGTAGTTACGGGTTCTACAACTCAGCCAAATCCTGCATCGTGGAAAATCATTAATTTTACAGACCAAATGAGTGCGACAACAAGTAATGGTTATATCACATCAAATGGTATGACAGGTTCTACATTTATTGTTAGATATAATCAATATACGACTGCGGCAACATATAACTTGGATGAATATATTGATTTACCTTTACCGACAGGAGAAGAGAGTAAATTAACATTTGGTGATGAATATTTCTTTTATGGTAATATTGAAACAGATATTGAGGCGACAATATATGAGATGAAATATTTGTGTAATTTGAGTTCTCAACAGTTTACTAATAGTAGTAATCCGACTTGGACATCAGGTGCAACATCTTATATGACTGAAGTTGGTTTGTTTGACGAAGACAAAGATTTGCTAATTATTAGTAAATTTCAATCACCAGTTTTAAGACAAGGAACACAACAAGTGTCAATTAATATTGACTTCTAATCATATTGATTTATTTTCATTATAATTTATGGCTAAAGAAATAGAAAATAACCCAAAAGTTTTGGCGTTGGATATATCCACCAAAACCATCGGAATTGCTTTGTTTGATATAACAACCAGAGAATTATTGGAATTAACTCACGTATCTCCCGTCCCCAAGCCAAAGAGGGAGAATAAGATGGAGGAGTTGTTGATTAAGGCGGAGATGGTTCGTTCCAAGATTGATAATTACAAAAACTTAAATGTGACGGAAGTAGTTATTGAGGAGCCATTGTTAGGTTCTAATAACATCTATACAATCCAAACGTTATTAAGATTTAATACTTTAGTATTTAAGGACATTTACGAACAATTGGGAATTGTTCCTGAGTTTATTTCTACATACAATGCACGTAAGTTTGCATTTCCCCATCTTGTCCAACCAAATGACAAGGGTAAATTTGTTTTGTTTGGAGGTTTTCCAAGAGACATAGACAAAAAAACTATAATATGGGAGTTGGTTGCCAAGAGGGAACCACAAATCACTTGGAACTACACCAAGAATAACACTCTTAAGAAAGAGAATTTTGACTCGTCTGATGCTTATACTGCTGGTCTTGGGTATATGAGGATGAAACAGATTTGGTAATCCTCTAATTTTTTTTTATTAAAAAAATGATACTTTTACAAAAAATAAAATATTTATATATATGGGAAGGAAAAAAATAGACAAAGAAGATAAAAAAATTAGGATGTCGGTTACTGTTGACCCGGACATAGAAAAAATAATAAGAAAAAATCATATTAATCTTTCCTCATTAACTAATAAATTATTAAAGGAGTATTTTAATGGAAAAAAAGATATGTTCTAAGTGTCTGATTGACAAAAATGTTGGAGAATTTCACAAACATAAAAAAATGAAGGATGGTTTATATTCTCAATGTAAAGAGTGTAGAATATTGAAATCTAAATTTGATTATAAAATAAATTCTGAAAAAACAAAAAAAATAATTGAAGAAAAAAAATGTTGTTCTTGTGGGATAATTAAAAATATATCTAGTTTTCACAAACAAATTGGTACTAATGATGGTTATAGAGTTATGTGTAAAGATTGTAGAAAGGAAGATTTTAAGTTAAAGTATTCAGAAATAAAATACAAACACAGAGAACGTGCTAAAAATTATAGAATTAATAATAGAGATAATTATAACAAATATAGAAAAAAATTATATAAATTAAAACCTCATATTTTTGCTTGGAGAGGAATGATAAATTCGGTTATTAGAAGGTTGAATAAAAAAAAAGAAGATAAAACATATGATATTTTAGGATATACCGCACTAGAATTCAAAGAACATATTGAAAAACAATTTTTGGATGGTATGTCGTGGGATAATTGGGGAGAATGGCACATTGACCACATTAAACCATTAAATTCTTTTGACAAAGAAACTGACCTTAAAATAATAAATAGTTTATCTAATCTTCAACCACTTTGGGCTATTGATAACATTTTGAAGAGAGATAGAATTTTGATTTAATTTAATTTTTTAATATAATTCTTCAATGGATAATGAAGAAGAAGTAATTTATGAACTATTAGTTGAAGTTTTAGGAGAACCAAAAAAGGCGTATCATTCGCATTCGCAGTTTTCATGGAATTGTCCTGTGTGCGATGAAGGGAAGGGTAAGGGTAATTTTGAGGTAAATATTATAAAATCAACGTTCAATTGTTGGAGTTGTGGCGATAGTGAGGGAACTCATGGCCCGATAGGAAAACTATTTGATAAGTTTGGAACCAAGAAACAGAAGAAGTTATATCTATTGGTTCGCCCCGAAGAGAAACAGGAAAAGAGAGCGTTTATACCCAAGGTTAAACTACCTGATGGGTTCACCAAGATATTAGATTGTAATAAGATTTATCCCCCATATAGGGAAGGTATTAACTATCTCAAGAGTAGAGGTATTACTGATGAGATGTGTGAAAAGTATGGTATTGGTTTGACTAGTATTGGTAGTTTTGCTGGTAGGGTTGTTATTCCGTCATATGATAAGGGTGGGGACTTAAATTATTTTGTTGCTCGTTCTTGGAATCCGAGGGCTAAACAAAAGTATATGAATCCTAAGGCTGAGAAGGATAAAATTATCTTTAATGAGAACTTAATTGATTGGGATAAAGATATTTATGTTTGTGAGGGAATGTTTGATGCGATATTTTTGCCTAATGCCGTTCCAATGCTTGGTAAACATTTATCTGAGTTATTATTCACGACGATATATGAGAAGGCTAAGGGTGATGTGATTATATGTTTGGATGGGGATGCATATGAGAGTAGTATTAAATTATATCACACATTAAATGGGGGTGTTCTTTATAATAGAATAAAGATGGTTAGATTACCGGTGGATAAGGATGTGTGTGATTTGAGGGGTGAAATAAATGATTATTATATAACAATTAAATAAAATATGAAAGAAACAAAATTAGGTTCAGACATTACACCTGATGAAAAGGTGTGTTATAACTGCAAACATCTCGCTTGGATGATTGGAATAGGACAGGGGTTAAGATGTATTCATCCAAAGAAGGGGAACTCGGAGATGATACCGAGTAGCAAACACACATGCGAATTATTTGAGAAAAATCCAAAATTGGAAAAACCCGATAAAAATGAATTATGAAAAAGTTATTTACAATAATTTTATTATTGTTCTGCATCAATACGAATGCTCAAATTTTAGAAGTTAAAACACAAAGTGTAACTCAAGAATACATTAACTTTTATAATAAAAAGTTGGATTCTTTATCTAAACTATATAATAAAAAAGTTTTTGGATATCAAAGGACTATTACCGTTGGGGAAAAAGTTAGGGAAACATGTGTTATTTTTTACACGTCAAATAAAGAAACGAGAGACAGTATAGTTTGGGTTAAAGAACTCATTGTTGAAAAAAAACCAAAATAATTTTGGCGGTATTGAAATTAGTTTTATATTTGTGTTCTAAAACGATAAAATATGGCGGATATAATTAATTTTGATTTACAAACGTATGGCAGATTAAAAAAGGAATATCAACGCTCTGTTGATAATAACGTTGAGGTATTTGTGTTTGAGGGACATGAGTTATTGACCGAATACGCCAAGTATTTGATTGAGTATTTAACCACAAAATTTAATTAATAAGATATGAACAGACAGACAAACGAAAGAACGACATATCCACTTTTTATTGGTGCGATTGTTATTTTTATTTTATTGGTTGTATTAATGAAATTAACTTAAAATTATGAAAGGGACATTAAATAAAACAGAACAAGGGTGGGTGGTAAGATATGGAGATATGCGGTTTCTTCCATTACATCCCGAATACCAATATTTTTTACCGTTAGATTTAAATTTGGAGGGTAATGAAGTGGAATTTGATTGGTCTGTTATAGTAGACCACTATACAGGTAAAGGTAAGGAATATGCTAAATTACTTGATAAAAAAGTAATATGTGAGTATAGTGGTTTACCATCAGTAACATCATATACTACATCCGAATATCCTGAACTTGAAGGAACATTAGCATTATGTAATGATAAGATTTGGGACGACATATATGAAGAATACTCAAAGGAACAATATCCACCATTTGGTGGGCCATTTACGGACTCAATATCATTTATAGATTGGTTAAAATTATACTATAAATCACCCGAAAAAAAATAATTAAAAAAAGTTTTGGCTGGTAAATAATTACCCTTTATCTTTGTATTCACAAAACAATCAAATATATGACAACAACTACCACCACCCCAACAACAACAGTAATTAACCTTACAACTGGCACAATGGCTGGCGACGTATTCTACGGAACGTACAATACAATCGTTAAAGGTAAATCTCAAAAAGTAATGGTTTCCAATCACCTTAAAGAGGACAAACAATATGAGTTCCGTATTGCTAACAAATGTCAAGCAGGATTTGTAAATATCTCTGATTGGACTACAACACCGAAAGAAATGATTTCAGGTTTTGGTAAAAACACTTTGGTTAATATCCAAGTGAAACATACCTACGATAACGGAAAAATTACTTGGATGAATGTATTTACAACCAAAGGTGGCAAATGGTATTCTATTGATAAAGGATTTTTGGATGTGTTGACTGTGGGTGATATGAGACAATCATTTCCTGATATGTGTGATATGGAGTTGTGGGGTAGAATGGGTGCTAAAACTTGGGCGGACAAGGCGTTCGTCCAAAACTAAAAATATAGTCAGGTGGCGAGAGGTACACGCACCGAAACATTGGAATAGGTTCTGCCATGAACCTCAAACAACGGAGTATCTGCTTTAACCAATGTGCTGATGGATACTATCACAGGTTCAAATCCTGTACTGGCTACAAAAAACTTATGAAAAAACTTCTATATAAAATCTTTAATTGTAAAAAACAAAAAATAAAAACTATGGTAGGAAAAAAAGTAAAATTACAACCAACGCCTAAGGGTAAACGAAAGTCGGGCAACCCAAATCTTACAAGTTCTATTGGATTCACTATTACCGCTTGTTATAATGAAAATCCTAAAGCTTGGCTTATTAGTTTTGATAATGGCACCGAAGCCGGATGGGTATATGAGTGGGAAATGATTGACTACAAAGTTACTCTTGAAGAACTCCGTGATGAGTATACAGAAAAGGAAAATCAAATGAAAGAAATTGGTGTCAAAATTGAATGGATGGAAGAAACTAACTCAACTGAATTTAACGAAAACGAGTTTAAGGTGTATCAGACCCTGAAGTTATTTGAAAACAAGGAACTGACAATGGTTGAAAAGAGTAGATTAATTGCCAATTTAATAAAATAAAAGTTATGAAAATAGTGTTAATAATAATCGGAGTGATGTTAGTTGTTAAATTAGCCTTTTTTATGGCAGAGGTTCACGGAAAAAGTCCTAAATAAAAAAATAAAAGTTATGGTACAATACAGAATAATAGAAAACAAATGGGTAGACAGTCATGGTAAATTATTCACCGGAAAAACTCACTATACCATAATGTATAAAAGAAAGTTTTTGTTTTTGGGCTACTGGGAAACTGTAAAGCACGTAGTCGAAAACCCTGATTGTAGTGTGGTAGAAAGATTACATGGTGGTACTGGTAGATTGGTACCAACCAAATTTAATTCACTCTTGGAAGCTAAAGAATTTGCGGAAAACTATGTTGCAAAAGGTATAGAAACAAATAGATGGGTTAATAAAATTGTGATTTCCAACGCATTACAATAAAAAAACAAATAGTCAGGTGGCGGAATGGTAGACGCAACGAAAGTAGAGAAAGATGGCCCAATCCTTTTAGGTGCGAATAAGCTACTCTATACAAGTTCAAATCTTGTCCTGGCTACAAAATTAAAAACTATGGAAGTATTGATTATGTTTATTGTAATTGCAATTGGATTTGCTTGGGCGTGGCCTGAAGAAGAAATAGAAGAACTTGATAAACGTCTTGGTAAAAAGAAATAAAATAGTCAGGTGGGCGTAATGAGGGAAGGTACCCGAGTCCCCAAGATTGGCGGTTACCGACACTAGGGTGGCCGTTGCGTCGTAAGGTTGTCTAATCCGTCTTGAACGGTATTCGGTTCGAGTCCGACCCTGACTACCCTATATAATTAGACTTTTTTGTACATAGTGCATATTTATATAGAAATGTATAGATATGCCTAGAAAACAAAAAACAATTCATTATCTCTATAAAACCACTTGTTTGATTACGGATAAATATTATATAGGAATGCACAGCACCAGTAATCTTGAAGATGGTTATATGGGAAGCGGAAAACGTCTCAGATATAGTATAAGGAAATATGGTAAAGAAAACCACGTTAAAGAGATACTAGAGTTCTTTGATTCAAGAGAGAGTTTAGTTGAAGCTGAAAAGCATTTGGTAACGAAAGATTTAATCAGTCAAGAAAATTGTATTAACTTAAAAGAAGGTGGAACAGGCGGTTTTTCAAGCGATGAACATCGTAAAAAATTTTTTGAGACTACGAATGTTAAGAATTCTCATGATAGAATTAAATGGTTAAGAGAAAATGACTTAGAGTGGTATTATAAATGGATTGACAAAATCAAAGATGGTAGGAAAACTGGAAAGTACAACCCGAGTTTTTTAAATAAAAAACATTCTGATACATCTCGAAAAAAAATTAGTGAGTCATTGAAGGGGTTAGGTATTGGTGCTCGTAATTCGCAATATGGTACTAAGTGGATAACCAACGGTGTAAAGTGTAAAAAAATAAAAAAAGAAGACCCGATATCAGAAGGTTGGCATTTGGGTAGAAAATAAAAAACATATAATATGGAAATAGGAGATTGGATTGAATATCCCGGACACGACAAGGCTTGGATTGGGTGGGAAACGACAAGTTCGTATCTAATATACAGGATTAAAAATGTCCTCAATGAGGAAGGTAAAACTTCACAAACTTGGTTATACAAACAATTAGAATTAGAGTGGATATTAAAAACTGATTTTAATTATAAAACAAAAAACATATAATATGGAACAAAAATTAACACCAACAGAAAGAGTAATTGCAATTGCATTATTCACAATTGTATTCCTTGCATTGTTGTCGGGACTTGTAAGTTGTAGCCAACCGGTACTTAATAAGAATGAATATGTTATAGTAGATACGTTAAATGTGTCGCGTAATGGATTTGGAAAGGTTATTGAATATGAAGTAATCGTTGAGATTGATAGTTCTTATCATTATGGGACTATTAACGGAGATGGAGAACTAACGCATATTAATATAAAAAAGATTAAAAAAGAAATAAAATAAATTTTGGCAGAACCAAAATTATCTTTATCTTTGTATTCACAAAACAATCAAAAAATGAAACTCGCATTAAAATTTATCTTATTACTTTTGCATCTTATAATATCGGGAGTTGTAATGTATTATATTACCGATTATATTTCTCAACCTGTCAGCCTTGGATTTGTAATTGCCGGTGGTTTGGTTTACTTGGGAATTATGATTACAATTAGCTTACACACCTATCAATTTTTGTCATCAATTAAAAACCAAATATAGATTATGATTTTTTTATTAACATTTATTTTAGCGATGCTTATTCTAGGAACAAGCTTCGGAGTATTTAACTTCAAAAACTACACCTCAAAGGTGGAAACAAAGTATGGTTCGGAAACCAAAACCAACACAGGATTAATTATTAAGGCAGTTGTTGTTGTATTGGCATCAATCATTTTAGGAACGGTAAATCCAATTACAGTAGAACGTATTGACGTTGGTAATGTCGGACTTAAGGTAAACAACACTGGTGATGAACGAGGAGTCAGCAAAACTGCTTACGTTACGGGTTGGGTGTTCTACAACAATTGGTTGTCTCGTATTAAGGAGTTCCCTGTGACACAGCAACACATTGATTATGAGGAGACATCAATTATCACAAGAGGTGGATTCCAAGCCATCATCAAACCAAGTTTTAACTGGTCTGTTAATCCGGGAAACGCCGCTGATATGTACCAGAACTTAAAACAGGACGTAGACCAAATCAAGGACACTTGGCTTAAAAACGCAATCATCGGGGCAGTTAATGATATTGCCAACTTATATACCGTAGATAGTATTTTTAACCACAGGGCTGAGTTTGAAGCGGACATTGTTAGAGAGTGTAACAAACGTGTAAGTAAGTGGTTTAATGTCTCTCAATTGAGAACAAACATCGTTCCACCGAAGGAGATTACACAAGCGATTAACGCCAAGACAGCGGCAGTTCAGGAGGCACAAGCGGCAATACAACAAAAGATAGTTGCTGAAGCACAGGCACAAACACAGATTGCAAAGGCAAAAGGTGATTCCGCACAGGCAGTTATATCCGCATCAGGTAGAGCTGAAGCCGTTAAGAAAGAACAACAATACTTAACACCTATGTATATTGAATATATCCGAGCTCAAAGATGGGATGGTAAATATCCTACAACAATGTTAGGTGGTAATACATCTACTTTATTGAACCTCAACAAGTAATAATCCCGTAAGGGTGGAGCCACGGCAAAGACCTCATCTTAGGATGGGGTTTTTTATTTTATAAAGAATATGTGTTAAATACTTTTTTGTATTAGATTAATACAAACCTAAAAAATAAAGTTGTTAAGTTAAAATATTCTATGTATTTTTGTATTCTAAACCAATAAAACTTAAATAAAATGATTATACTAATAACATTGTATATTATCTCTATTGTTGTTTATATAGTTGCTAAAGTATTAACTAATAAAACAATAAATGAAATTGAAAAACTACAGTCATCAAATGATGAAGAAGTTAAAATGTGGATTACCAAACAACCTAAAAAAGATTAATTATGAAAGAAGAATTGTTAAAGTATTGCTACAAACATCAAAAAGAATATGTTTATGATGTTAGTCAAAGAGAATTTGATTCTTTAATTCTACTTGTAGAAGAAGGGAACATTAAAACTTATGAAGATTTAGCAAAATATGGAATGGACTATTAAAAACTTAAAACTTAAATAAAATGAAAATATATCACCAAATAGATTATGAAAAAGTAAAAACCATTGAGGATATTATCTTAATATTAAAAGCAATGGACTTAAAAATAGTTGTTGATTCTGATTATGAAATACCGGAAGAAATATTAGAGATTACAAAATTTTTAAAAGAAGTGGAATGATTAAAGTTGATTTTTCTAAAATAGATGGAAGAGGTGTTTTTGCAACGCAGAAAGTTGATGTGGGAACTGAACTGGTGTGTGATGTGATGCTTTTTGAGAATGATAATAAACATTTAATTAAATGGTCTTATCCGTGGAGTAAAACACATTTCTCTTTTTGTGTGGGTTTTGGTTCTTTTTTTAACCATAATGACACCCCAAATGTTAAGATTAAAAGTATTGATAAAGAAAAATTAACTAAAACATTTGTTGTGATAAAAGAGGTTAATAAGGGTGATGAACTTTTTTTAAATTACGGAAGAAATAAATTTTAGCAAAACCAAAATTATCCTTATATTTGTATTCTAAATCAATAAAAATGGCAAACGCAATAACAAACATTTATTCTAATATGACTGACTCGGAACTATCACAAGCAATCAAAGAAATGAAGGAAGACGCACCAACCGGTATTATTCGTGAAAATGGAATAGTACGTGAAAAATGTAAAATGGTGAATAAAATTACTGGTGGTAATGTTTATGAACACCAAATGTCCGTTCAATTTTCTATTCTTCAAGAAGCCGCATACAGATTCACACCTAAAATTTAATAAATAATTATGGAAATTACATTAACAAGACAAGACATTATTGATTGGAAAAAGAGTGCTCCCATCAACGAAATTAAATCATTTGATTATTTTAAGCAAGAATCAATAACAAGTGAAGAAGTGCTTAGAGCAGACATCATTAATTTTAAAGATGGTGATAATATTACTTTCTTAAAATCAAGAAATTAATAACATATCCACGGCAAGAACCTCATCTTAGGATGGGGTTTTTTATTTTATAATAGTATTTATAACATATGAAGATTTTAATAACAGAGAATCAAATGAGGAAAGTTCAGTTTAAGTATTTGGATTACTTATTTGAGGGTATGTATGAGGTGGAATCAAAAAAATTTCGGGGTTCAAGATTTTGGAAGAAAGGAGATAAGGTAATATTAGAATTGGGAAAATCAGGTAGATTATGGGTTTTACATTCAATTTGGAGAAATATTTCCAATATGTTTTCATTAGATTATAATGAAACTAAACAACTCATAAAAGATTGGGTGGAACAACATTTAGAATTGGAGGGGGTAATACCACACGAACACGGAAAGGATATTGATTTCTAAATGGGACAACATTTAAAATAAAAATTATGAGGATTTTAATAACGGAGAATCAAATGAGGAAAGTTCAGTTTAAGTATTTGGATTACTTATTTGAGGATATGTATGAAGTTGAATCGGCAAAATATAAGCACTCTAAATTTTGGAAAAAAAATAATGAGGTGATGTTAGAATTGGAAAAATCAGGTCGGATGAGAGTTTCATCCTCAATTTGGCGTAATATATCAAATATGTTTTCGTTAAATTATGATGAAACTAAACAACTTATAAAAGACTGGGTGGAACAACGTTTAAAATTGGAGGTATTTACACCTTTTATTTACAACAACATCGTAAATCCAAGGTGGGACAACATTTAATATAAAAAATTATGAAGATTTTAATAACGGAGAATCAGTTAAGGAAAGTTCAGTTTAAGTATTTGGATTACTTATTTGATGGGATGTATGAGATTAAATCCGCAAAATATCCTGATTCCAAAATTTGGAAAAAAGATGATGAAGTGGTGTTAGAATGGTCAACAACAGGTCAGTTGAGAGTTTTACATTCAATTTGGAGTAATATTTCCAATATGTTTTCTTTGGAATATGATGAAACTGAACAACTTATAAAAGATTGGGTGGAACAACATTTAGAAGTAGAAAGAATTACTTCTTTGTATAGAACACAATTTTATCATTCCAGGTGGAACAACATTTAATATAAAAATTATGAGAATTATAATAACGGAGAATCAAATGATGAGGGCTCAGTTTAAGTATTTGGATTACTTATTTGATGGGATGTATGAGATTAAATCAAATGATTATCCGAATTCCAAAGTTTGGGGAAAAGATGGTGAGATAATTTTAGAATTAGATGACTATAATGGATTTTGGGTTTTACGTGAAATTTGGGATAATATTTGCGATATGTTTTCAATTGAATATCCTGAAATTAACGAACTTATAAAAGAATGGGCTGAAGAAAATTTAGATTTGGAGGGAACTACACTGAATCCAAATGCCATCAATCCAGTAAGATTTTACACCGATTAATATAAAAATTATGAAGATTTTAATAACAGAAGAGCAATACGAAAGATTATCAGGTGAGATGGAAGAGGCACTTGGAGTTCCCGAAGGAATACTTGAAGCCGGTGAAGAGATATATGATTTAATAGTCCAAGAGTTGGATGATTTTAATGGTGATATTGAGGACTTAAATAAAGATGGGTTTGAGATAGATAAAGAATTTACAGTTGGGGGACACAACTTTAATAAGATAACCGTTAAGTTTGATGTTGAAGAACACCCGATGGCAAAAAATGCTGATATGGTTGGGATGAGTTCGGAGAATGATTCAGAACTTGACGATAGATTGGTGTTCAGGAGTGTCAGAGACCCACAAGAAATTGTTATAGGGTTCAAGTTCTTTATTGGTTCAGGAAAGGGAATTGAGGTTATTAAAAACTATCTTAAAAGACATAGAAACGAAGACATACCATCACTATCTCACGAAATAAAACATGCGTTTAGAGATGTTAAACAAAAGACGGAACCGATGCACCAAAGGGTTGGGTATGGTGCAATACAACAACAAAAAGAGTTTTTTGGTTTTATTCCTGAACTTAATGAATTTTTATTTAACTCATATTATATCCATGCACTTGAGAATGTTGTAAGACCAACAGAACTTGCCGCAGAAATGAGAATTAATAATGTGTCAAGAAAAGAGTTCTTAAAGTTTTTCTTAAACTCCGAAATGATTAAAAGATTAAAAGAAATACAAAATTTTAGTTATGAGGACTTTATAGAAAAAATGCATTCAACTGAAAACGTCAGTAAGATAAAAAAAATGTTGGATGCTGTTGGAGTTGATTATGAAGGTGAAGATGATTATGAGGTTGTTGATAAATTTTTGAAGATGTTTATTGTTAGTTTAACAAATAAAAAAAATGAGTTAATGAATAGGTTTTTAACATCTAACGCAATGGAAGCTATATTAGGGTTAAGAGGTGTTAAAGATAAATTTTTCAAGAAGTATGTTGCTCAAACAACAAAATATGGTTATGACTACGATGCCTTCTTTGAGAATGAAGAGAACAATTTCCACCGAGTCGCCACGATGATGTTTAAGAAACTCGCAAAACTATACGCAATGGCTAAAAACAACCCCCCTTCTTAATAGAGGGGTTTTTTATTTTATAAAATATTTGGCTGGTAATTTATTATTTCTTATTTTTGTATTTCTAATAACAATTATTATGACACCAAAAGAAAAAGCGAGAGAATTAGTACATATATTTTACATTTCCTTACCAAACAATGGTGGATTTACAGGGTTAAATAACGTTAATAGTAGATGGAATGAGGGAAAAAATTGTGCGTTGATTGCGGTAAATGTCATGTTAAAAAACATGATGTTCTATGAGGAACAATTTGATACGGGAAAACCTGAACATCATAGAACATATTGGGAAGAAGTTAAAACAGAAATTGAAAAAATATGAATCTAAAAGATATAGCCCAAGAAATAAGGGATGTTATTTCACAGAAACAATTAGAGTTGGGATTGGAGTTCTTTGAGGAGGAGCACAAATACCTTATGAAAGATGTTGATGGTAAAGTTAGAAATGACTTCCCATCTGTATCAAAGGTATTAAAGTGTTTTTACGATGAGTTCCCAACTGAGGAAGCCGCCTATAAGAAATCAGGTGGTGACCCCCAAGAACAAGAGAGATTGATTAAAGAGTGGGCGGATGCTGGTGATTATGCGACCAATATGGGTAGTAGAACTCACTTTTTACTTGAGAAAAAATCTCTTGATATGTTCGGAATAAACAAGGAGGTGAGACAACCTGTGTTTGATTGTGATATCCTACAGGTTCAGAAAAGTGATAGTATGGTTCAGGCGGGAACAAAGTATCTTAAGTTGATGGAACAGAGAGGTGCGGTATTACTTGATACGGAGATGGTGTTAGGACATCCTGAATTAGGATTTGTGGGACAACCAGATAAATTTTGGTTGATGGAGAATAAAGATAAATCAGGTTATGGTTTGGCAATCACTGATTGGAAGACGAATAAGGTTAAGAACTTCCAAAAAACCCGATATACCAAGAAAATGAAATCGCCATATCACTTTGTGGATGATTACGCCTTGGGTCATTATTATGTACAATTATCTTTATATTGTAAGTTGTTCTTGAAGATGTTGGATGGCAGTAAGTACGAAGGATTAAACCTGTATGGTGGTGTTGTAGTCCTATTAAAGGATGACTCTGATTACGTGGAGTATAGAATACCAAAGGAGGTTATTACAACCACGATGGAAATGAATGTAAAAAACTATTTAACCAAGAAAAAATAAAGTATATGACAATTAATTTTGAGAATCCAACAACATTAACTATTAGTAAAATGTTTAATGGGACAACCGAAGATGGAAGAACTTTTACAATCACCGCTCAATGGGATGAGTGGGATGATTGGACTGTAGATGGTATTGATTGGGATGATGAACCTGGAACTGAAGAAGAGGAAGAAGAAATTACTGAAAAATTTTTAGAAAAAATTAATGAATAAGCTATGTCAAAAGTAGATGAATTAAGGGCTAAGTATCCAAAAATAACTGCGGCAACATTTATCAAATTTGTCACTGAGGATAAAACAAAGACAAAAAAGTATTTGGAGTATTTCTGTAAGGTGTGGTTAAATAAAAAACAATATAATTTTCCTGGTACATCATCGGAGTTGGTTTATATTGTTAATGAGTTTGATAGTCACCTTCCTTATATTGTGAATAAGGACATTTATAGTGATTATTACACTAATGTTAAAAATCTATATACTACAGTTGAAACCGCCACAGAATTAAAAGAAGAAAAAACTTTTGTTAAGGAAGGTAATGTTGAGATATTGGAGGAGAATGACAGTTATATCTTATTAAGACCTTTGACTCATAGAGCCTCCGTTAAGTATGGTGCCAATACCAAATGGTGCACCTCAGGAAAAAACGCTGAATCATTATTTAACAATTACATAAGAAAAGGATATTTGGTTTATCTTATTTCTAAAAACGTAATGCAGAATAAAGATTATCAGAAGGTTGCTTTTTATATGGAATGTGCAAATGCCTTGTTTGGTAGTATTGACAGTTATGATGTTATTGATAGACAATTCAATGATGAAACCATGATTAAAAATGGTTGGAAATCTGAGGAGTTGTATAAAATTACTACAAAAATTAGAGGTGAGTATTATAATTGGAAAACACTTAAACAAGCGAAGGATAAAATATACAGAGCAATGATAAATCTTACCTCAATTAACTTTGATGAATTAAAAGAACATATAACAGTAGTTGAGAAATCAAAAGATTTTGATTATATTTCAAGTGTTAAAGAAACTATAAACGAATTTGTAAAAAAATTAGAATTACAACTATGAGTGATTTATTAAAACCAAAAATTGATTTAAGAGAACAACCAACCATCATCTGTGAGAATTGCCAAGGGGAATACTTCAAAGAGGTTGTGGTACTGAAAAAAGTATCAAGATTATTAACAGGGTCATCAGAGGATACTTTAGTGCCCTTCCCAACTTACATGTGTAATAGTTGTGGACACGTTAACGAAGAATTTAGATTATTTGAAACACCAAAAATTGAGGAATAATGGATTGCCAAGTTGGTAAAATATACGAATGTTTTGGTACCTTTGTTTTATGTATTGGGACTAAACAAGTGGAGTTTATGGGGTCTAAAACATTTCAGGGTGTGGTTGTTAAAACCGACGGCGATGAAGAATCTTATTTGGGACAATACTCCGATACTTGGAGTTCAGACCAATTTAAGGAGACAAACAAAAAAATTAAATTAAAGGATAATGATTAAAAAACTGGTACATTTTTCGGATTTACACATCAGGTTGTTTAAAGACCACGATTTGTATAAGAAGATACTTAACCAAGCGTTCTCTGAGTGGAGAGACCTTGCACCTGATAGAATTGTATTCACAGGTGATTTAGTCCATAGTAAGAACCAAATGACACCTGAACTTATTGAGTTCGTGGCTTGGGTATTAAATGAATGTTCCAAGATTGCAAAGACCATTGTTATCATTGGCAATCATGACTTCCTTGAAAACAACATGTCAAGATTGGATGCGTTAACACCTATTGTAGAGTCATTACAGAACGAAAACGTGGTTTATTATAAGGACAGAGGGGTTTACCAAGACCAGAACATTGATTGGTGTGTTTACTCCCTAATGGAACATAACATACCACCTGACATGACAAAAAATGGTAATACCAAGATTGGTTTATTCCATGGCCCTGTTCAGGGACTAACTACCGACATCGGTTATAAGTTTGAGGAAGGATTTGATGTAGATAAGTTCAGAGGATGTGATTTGGTATTGTGTGGTGATATTCACAAAAGACAGATATTTGATATTCCGAATGGTAAGAAAGCGTATATGATTGGTTCCACCATCCAACAGAACTTTGGTGAGACGGTAGAAGCCCACGGGTATGGGATATATGATGTTGAGAAGGATGAATACAAAGCAATAAATTTAGCAAACCCAAAACCATTCTTGGCTTTCAAGATAAACTCAATAGAAAATTTAGAACATGGAACAGAACAATTACTCAATTATTAGTAAACCCTTGGAAGGTGATTTCGTTAGTTTTTGTAAACTCAATAACATAGAAAACATAGAAGAATTTAGATTTGAGTGTTTTAAGAAAGGTTATTATATAGAAAAATACGGGTTACTTGGAGAGGATGATGAGATTAAACCTTGGGAGGTAATCGTGGAGAAAGAGGTGGTGAAGGAAGTTCAGAAAGAAGTTATAGTAAATGCAGACTGCAAAGAATGTAATGAAAAACTTGAGATGATTGGATACACACTTCAAAGTTTAAGAACTCAAATTAATGAGAAAGACGAAAAAATAAAACAACAAGAAATAAAAATAAACGACCTTAGTGGAATTATAACAAGCCGATTGGCAAGATTCCATCCAGGTTCAAACTTAAAAGATACATTATGACGCAATTAGTAGTATGGATGATAATGGCTTATGGATTAAGCAATATCGTTGTCTATGGAAGTATTTTTAACGGACCTAGAAAGGTCATAAACGATTGGGCGCAAAGTGAATTACCATTAAATTCTTTTGGTAAATTTTTGAAGGATATGACATCTTGTATGATGTGCTTTGGATTTCATTGTGGTTGGTTTTTATCACTTTTAGTGTATTCACCAGTTCATGAAATGTTAGGGTTAACACATTACGCTTCATGGTTCTTTGATGCATTTTTATCATCAGGAGCGGTATGGATTATCAACTCAATAGTAGAATGGTTTGAAGAGAACAGACCTAGTAATAACAATCAAATATTATAATTATGCCAAAATCAAAAAAAAGGGGCGGAGAAAAAGCCCACAGAAAAAGAGTTAAACTGAACACAGTTAACGCAAAAAAACAAGTTGCAAAGGCACAGAAGATGTTCCAAGATGTAATGATGGAACAAATTGAAGCTATGAAACAAGCATCATCAGGAGAAACAGAAAACAAAGAAACCACAAATGAGCCAACTGGATTTGTTCAATCCGCCGAAAACCTTTAATTATCAAATTATGACAAAAAAATTAGACGTTCAGAAACTGGATAACCCCTACGTGCAAGTAATTTGGGAAGACACCCAAGAGAACTTCACACAGGAAAAAATCAAAAGTGTTAAACAGTATTTCCAAAAGAAATATATGTCAACCAATGTAAATGTCATCACCAAGGCAAAGATGTCAGAGGAAGATGGTATGCAGACGGTAGATGTATCACTTAACATTATGGATAAAAATTATCAGGTAGAACTGATAAAGAATTATCTTAAGTCCAAAAAATATGATAATGTCATTGACAGAATCATGGAGTTGGATAGAGCAGTTGAGAACAAGATAATTTCAGAGTCAGAGGAGGTAGCCACATTTCAAAAGTGGTATATCAAAAGGATTGAGTTTAGTAATTTCTTATCTTATGGTGAGAACCAAGTGATTGATTTTGACAAGTGTAATGGTGTAGTGGTGGTTGAGTCAGACCCACCTAATTTCGGTGGTAAGACAGTATTAAGTGTGGACTTATTAATGTTCTTATTTTTTAACACGACAACAAAGACACAGAAAGCAGAAGAAATCTTTAATAGATTTACGGATAAAGATAAGGTG